ACTACGTACCAGAATTGACCGCAGGAGATGATACAGCATTGCGACAGATTGGTGCAATCATCATGGACTTACAGCCACTTAGAAACGAGTTCTTAACAGCACTCATGAACCGAATCGGGCGTGTGCTGATTACTTCTAAAATGTTCTACAACCCGTGGGCCGGAATGAAAAAAGGTCTGCTGGAATTTGGTGAAACTGTAGAGGAAATCTTTGTTAACATTGCTAAGCCTTATCAGTTTGACCCAGCTGTTGCTGAATCTGAAGTGTTCAAGCGCGAAATTCCGGACGTTCGTGCGGCATTTCATATCATGAACTACCAGAAATTTTACAAACAGACTATTAGCAATGACCAGCTTAGACAGGCGTTTCTGTCATGGCAGGGTATTACAGACCTGATTGCAAAAATCGTAGATGCTATGTATACAGGCTCTAACTATGACGAGTTTCTGACGATGAAATATCTCATTGCTAGAAACGTGCTTGACGGGCGTATGCATGTAACTGAAATTGCCCCCGTATCTGCTGAAAACGCAAAGACAATCGTTTCCACCATTAAGGGAGTATCCGGAGTATGGCAGTTCCCCAGCACACAGTACAATCTTACAGGTGTAACTACCTTCACAGATACCCGTGACCAGATGCTTATAATGAACGCCAAATTCAATGCTGTGATTGACGTTGAGGTTCTTGCTTCTGCGTTCAACATGGAAAAAGCTGAGTTCATGGGTAATCGTATACTGGTTGATACCTTTAGCTTTAGCACAAGTGACAACAACAGGCTTGCAGAACTGTTTGCTAACGACCCCAACTTTGTGCCGTTAACTGAAGATGAAAGAACCGCACTTGATGCAATTCCGGCAGTCATGGTAGACCGCGACTGGTTCATGGTTTTTGACAACTTCTATAACTTCACTGAAAACTATAACGGTCAGGGGCTTTACTGGAATTACTTCTACCACACCTGGAAAACGTTCAGCGTTTCACCATTTGTTAACAACACTGTTTACGTAGGCGGTGCTCCAACTGTAACAAGTGTAACTGTAAGTCCTAAAACTGCAACTGTTAACAAGGGCCAGTTGGTTAAAATGTCAGCTACAGTTGTAACTACAAACTTTGCTCCTAAGTCCGTTAATTGGACGGTTACTGGAGGAACAGATTCCACCATTGATATTTACGGTAATCTGGTTGTTGGCGAAGATGAAACAGGTGCTACACTCACCGTTACAGCTACTTCCACATTTGACAGCACAAAAACTGATACTGCAACAATTACAGTTTCGGGAAACTAATTGAACTGTCAATCCAAAACGCGGAATTAGTTAATGGGAATTTAATCTTAACATACAACGAAGGTGAAGGCTTGGCAGTCGACCATTTTGAAATAATAAACGGAAATTTGAATGTTTTTTCAGGGAAGGTGATGAAATGGCAGTAAAAGATTTAGGAAAGGTTGTAGGTGATAAAGGGCCAAAGGGTGATATAGGGCCAAAGGGTGATATAGGACCAAAGGGGGATAACGGAATCAGCCCAACATTTTCAATAAATGCCGAGGGTCATTTATTAGCTGATTACGACAATCCGGTAACTGGTTAAAGATTTAGGTAGGATAACTGTACTACCGTGGGACAATTTCTTAACGTTATATAGTTATCCTACTTCCGTAGATTACACAGTGTACGGTGGATATGTAATAAAAAACGGGGATTGTAATGTTATTATTCGTATTGTGGTAAACAGAAATATGAACATTGCTTTTCCTAAACCCTCAGTTGCATTTGATACCTACATCTGTATAAATAATTTACCAGTAAAAATTGACTTTAACGGAAGCATTGCGTTAAAAGCAAATGATGATATGACATGGTGGTGCGTATATCCAACGGAGGTGACATAAACGTGTATGTAAATCCCAATACAAATGTTCATATTCTTAAAAACGTTCCGCTGGATAACACCTACAGGAACACAATTTACTTTAGTACAGCTGCTCAGCAAGCAAGTTATTTTGCCAGCTTGTCAAAGTTTTCACTGACGGAATACACCTACCAGAGAATTGATAAAACAATTAACGTTGGCATAAACGCTGAATCATTATATGACTGTAACTACCTGATGTTCCAAAATGCATCTTTTGGTAACAAATGGTTTTACGCTTTTATTACAGGTGTGGAGTATAAGGGAAACAATTGCTCAACCATAAGCTATGAAATGGACGTAATGCAGACCTGGTTCTTTGATTATACTGTGAACCCCTGCTTTATAGAACGTGAACACATTCTTGTCGACACAATTGGAGCGAATCTAGTAGAAGAAAACCTGGAAATAGGAGATTATATCTACGATACCGCTTTTAGAACCGAACACATGGATAATTACGTGGTCGTTGTTGCCGCAACCGTAGACGCTCAGGGTAATGTCGGAACTAGCACAGGTGGTTATGGAGGAATTTATTCAGGATGTTGGTTGCACGTATTCGATACTTTCCCCGCAGTTGCCGTGTTTATTGATAACCTTATTACTAACAATAAAGCAGATGCTATCGTTTCTGTGTTCATGATGCCATCAGACTTTACTACAGCAATGGGCGCACCAGCTAGAAACTACGTTGTAGAACGTGACAAACAGCGAGGCGCTATAGATGGGTATGTTCCAATGAACAACAAATTATTTACCTATCCATATTGCTTTTTATATGTGACTAACTTAATGGGCAATTCAGCGGTCTATAAATATGAATACTTTCAAACCGCCAACTGCACCTTTAACCTGGGAATGGATATGTCCCCAAACCCGTTAGGAATGCTTACCCCACTAGGTTACAAAAACGTGGGAGCAAACTACAACGAGGCCCTCACAATTGGAGGATTTCCGCAATGCTCATTCACAGTTGACACCTATAAAGCGTGGCTTGCACAAAATGGTTCGTCCATGGCAGTTGACATGCTAGGTTCAGCAATGGGTGCAGTAGCCGGTGTTGCTACAGGAGGACCTATCGGATTAGTGGGCGGCATTGCTGGTGCTACAAATGTTGGAAGAACGTTAGCTAGATTAAACGCAATTCAAACACAACCTCCGCAAAGTCATGGTTCTCAGTCTAACAGCGCCCAAGTCGCATTTAGTATTAAGGACTTTTACTTCTTGAATTACCATGTTCGCGCAGAGTTTGCTAAGATAATTGACCAATACTTTAATGTTTATGGCTATGCAACTCACCAAGTTAAAGTTCCCAATCGTTCACAACGACCACACTGGAACTATGTTAAAACAATTAACTCAAATCTTACAGGTAGTGTTCCTGCTGATGACCTGGCTAAGTTAAGAGGAATATATGACAACGGGGTTACATTCTGGAAGAATGGTAGCGAGGTGGGTAATTATAGCTTAGACAACAGAGCCGGAGGAGGTGGTGAATAATGAGCAAAAAAGGTGGCCCTGGTCCGGGCAACACACGCGAATTCTGGAACGCAAAGAAATGCAATGACTGGACGTTTATTCAATATTATAACCGTTTGGTCGACTTGGCGATAAGCCAATTTGAATGGGTAAATCTCCCGCCAACCTGTGATAGACGTTTCCTGGAATTAGCACTATTTGCAGACGGGATGGCTGTATTCTTTAAGGACGAAGTAATGGGATACTTAACATTACAGTGCATGATTTCTGGCCCGCTAGATGTTTACAGAATACCCATCTACAGGCGAGCGTATGCAAGCAACGGATACCAAATGGAATTAAGCAAGGAAAACAGCGTACTTATTTTTAACAACTCTTTGCATATTAATTCTCAGTTGGATGTGGAAATGTATGCGTGGAGGCTGTACGAAATTCAAAGAGCAATTGACACGAACGTTAAATTACAGAAAAATCCAAAAATTATTACATGTTCAGAATCACAACGACTTACTATCATTAATCTATTTAAACAGTACGAAGGAAACTACCCATTTATATTTGCAGATAAACAAATGGATTTAAGTGGCCTGAACGCAATCGATATATCATCACCATACGTTGCCGATAAATTGCAGGTACTCAAGGGATTGGTGTGGAACGAAGCTATGACATATCTGGGGATAGGAAACACTAATGACGAAAAGCGGGAGCGGCTTAATACCCTGGAAGTTAAAAGCGGCATGGGAGATGTGGAAGCGCAACGTTATACGCGGTTACTTGAACGAGAAATCGCATGCGAAAAAATTAATGCTATGTTCCCAGATGTTAACTTAAGTGTTAGATATAAACAAGTAATTGCAACAAATGAAACTGCGTTAGATGATTCAGAAACAGAGGAGGCGGTAGAAGAATGAGTGCTGTTACTATGACATTAGGATATATTTGTGAAGGTTTGGTGGGAAGAACTGAACCAGCAGGATATACTGATATTGTTAACACGGTTATTCCAAGTGCCGTTCCGATTCTGTTTGATTTTAACTTCCCTATCTTTGACGAACAATACCGAAATGTATTATTAACCAAAATTATTAAGCACTATTACACACGTGAAATTGGTGAAGAAACACTCGGGTTGTTCAAGCTTAGGCTGGATACAAGATTAAATGAAATCATGCCGTACTACAACAAAATGTATGAAGCCGAAACCTACAAGTTTAATCCAATTTATGATGTTGATTTAACCAGGCAACATCAGGCGAATAAGACAGGTACACAAAAACTTGATGGTAAAGTGATGACAACAGAAGAAGGACAGACAATAACAGCAGTAGATAACACCACGAAAGCAGACGGAAATGTTAACCAAACCGTTACTAGAGCTGGAACAGATAAGTATTCTGAAACCCCACAGGGTGGATTGGTAGGACTTGCAAATGATGAATATCTAGCAACGCTAGAATGACAAATGATAACGATACAACTACTGCTACAACTGGTGATACTACAACCCTTAATGGAAACACAGATACAACAACGGATAATACAACCAACGTTACTACAAACAATAATACCACTATTAATAATGTCGAAGATTATATCGAAACCGTTCAAGGCAAACAAGGAACACAGAGCTATTCTTCCATGATTATGGAGTACCGCGAAAGCCTTATTAACATTGACATGATGATAATCAATGACATATCAGATTTATTCTTAGGAATATGGGAGGTAGGATATCCATGGTAAATAATGATTCAAATTTTAAATCAATCGAACTGTTAAGGTGCTGGTGTATGAAATCACTGCCTACAGTGTTTAGTGATGCGTTAAGCTATAATCAGCAGGTATGCCTACTGACCAAGGCCATTAACGATATGGCAAATACGATTAATGGTTTGCCTGATTATATTATTGAGTTGGTAAAAGAGTTACTTAACCAGTTAAATCTGGAGGAAATTGTTAAGGAGGTACTTGCAGACCTTTATTTCCTTAATGTTAAAAACCCTCCGAATAACATGACTGCGGCTGTGGGTGATGGGGGTACAAATGATACTGACGCTATTCAGGCTATGATTGCCTATCTGAGTGGTAAAAGAGCTTATTTGTTCTTCCCTGCTGGTATTTACTCTGTTACTGGACTCAATGTGACTACTAACATGAGTTTTGTTGGTTTGGATAGATACCAGACTACGTTGCAGTTGAGGGCCGGTAGCAACAAAGACTTGCTTACTGGTGATTTAGGGACTTGCACTATCAATGACATTACACTTGATGCTAACATGCCCGGTCAGACACAAAATTGTAGTGTGTTTGATGGTAATGTTGGAAACATGCTGGTAAGCAATGTTATCTTTAAAAATGGATACAATGTATTAAACGTTGATGTTGACGGTTTAGTTCAGATGGATAATATTGTGTTTGAAGGTGTTCAAGGCAATGGATTAAGTATTGGTGGAGATAGGGTTGTAGCAAATAATGTTGAATTTGTAAATAACTCTCTAAATGCTAGTACACTGGTTACTATATCAGGCACAAACTGTATGTTGACTAACTTGTTAAATACATCAAACTGTAGCAAGGTATTAAACGTTAGTGGAAACAATAACGTAATTATGGGAGTTGCAAAAGGAACACAAACGCCTTACACTGTTACTGGAACTGATAATTTTATAGATCTTATAACATCAAATGGACATGAAATAATAGATGGAAATTATATACACAACACTAACGGAAATGTTAGTATAAATTGTAACTCCTCTACGCAAAACATTAGCACAACTAATACAATTCATGTTGATGGCAATGATTTATTGACAGCTAACAACTCAACCGAAACTATAAACTCGACCAAAGAAATAACTGCAAACGATATAAATTTAAATCCCACCAATCCTCTTACTTATAAAGAACCAACTGTACTAAACGATTACTTTAAAAGCGTTCCATTTAAACATGAAAATACTGTTTATAATGTATTGGTTGAAGGAGAAAAAGATATCACAAAAGCAATCTTGCCAATACCTAATTTTGGAAGTAATAAAAATATTAACATTCACGGAGAATTTAAAAGTAATTTATCAGATTATTACGCACAAGGTTTTTGTGTAGGTGGGGGAAACATATATTGCTTTGGTTCTAACGCAGATGGAACTAGTAGCGTGTGTCACATTGTGAACCAAACAACTGGATCTGTCACAACAAAAATTATAAATACGTCTGGTCATTTTAATGATGCTACGTGGTATAATGGTTATGTTTTAGTTGTAACAGGTGGGAGTATTGTAATCATTTATGACGCGACTATTAATGAAATTCAAAGGTTTGAAACAAATTTTGTTGGCTTGTATGAAATAGCTTATGACGCTGTTAACAATAAGTTAATTGTAGGAAACGCCGCAGTTCTTCATGTGTATGACGTAAACGCGCTAAGTTTCACATATTTAAATGATATTAATATTGTCACAAAATATACATCACAAGGAATGTGTTGTAGTGATGGATATATTATGTTTTCATCTTATATAACTCCAAACACGTTCGGAAACGCCGGTGGTGACAACGGAGGATTTATAGAAGTTTTTGACTATGAAGGAAAACCTATAACAAATATGTATATAAACCAATTAGCCTCTGAGTTAGAAGGAATAGATGTATATGATAATAAAATATTAATCTTATATCAAATCACAAGCGAAGGAACTAACACTGTTTGGCCTGTATATGAAATTCCATTATATGACAGTGAATACGCATTAGGAAACGTACTAGACACGCCTGGAGCAATAACTACTTTAACAGTAGATGGAACGTATACCGGGTTTTACGTAACTGGTAGTAATGATAAACCTTTTGTTTCATTAAGACACGCTGTAAACTATGCACAGAATTTAGGCGTTAGAGATGTTACATTTAATATTAGTGGTAATCATGGCGGTGTTAATATCTTTAAACCAATTAATGGAGTTTGGATTTTTAATGGTGGAAATATTACAAACATATCCGCGCTAGCAACTAGTGGAGTTTTACGGCTTATTGGCTGCACTATTGGAAATAGTTCTATTAACCAGCCAATATTTACAATGCTAGACACTCAAATAAGAAATTGTACAATTACATCAAGCAACGTGTGCGTATTGGCGCAGGACTGTGTTGTACAATTAGAGGTTACAGCATCTACTTTTGTAGGGACTACTGGAATTAGCTGCACGCGTGGAGAAGTAAATATCACAATAGGAAATAACACCTTTACAACTACAAATGCTGTAACTCTTAATAGTTCCAATATGCGTAGTATACAACCATTGAGTTATACCACCAGCGGAATTTGCAAAATTATGTTTAATGGAGAAAGAATATCTACTGGTTCAAAAACATTTAGTTGTGCAGCAAATGCAAATACAAATATTAAAGTTGATTTTGATACTAGTTTTAATTATAATCCAATCATTGTTTTAGGATTTAGAGACACCACTGGAACTGTTAATAGCTATTGCACTAGTGTTACAAGTGTTACAACAAGCGGATTTACAGCTAAATTTTTTAATAATTCAAGTGCTGCTATAACTAATCAAACATTATATTATTATGCTTTCGCTAGATAGGGAGGAAAATAAAATAGCAGAAAACTATAAAATGATTGAATTTGCTAAAGATAGAGCGGTTAAAAGAACTATAGATGGCGTTACAGAAATTACGCCAGAAGATATGGTGGGTAAGATAGAATGGAGCGAAGGTGGAGATAGAAGTTATTATAATGGTTTTGTGGATTACCACGGTGGAGATTAAGGTTAATAATGGGCTGGCTTACGCTGGCCCGTTTTATTTGAGTTATAAAATCGCGATAACATTTTAGCTAAGGTTAAATGTATGTTAGTTGAGACTAACTTCGCGAACTTTCAAAATTTTGTACTTTGCTTAAGGTTAACAGGTTGATGGGGGAAAGTATGGAGATTACACGGTTGAAATATTTATGGAAGACCGTGTGTGGCTAAGTAACCCAGAGGAGGAGTAACATGACATTCAGTGATTTATATTTCACAAACAACGATTGGGAATCATCAACAGTATTAAAGGTTCATCCATGTAAAGTTAATAAAAACGAAGAACTTACTGCGTATAGAGCATTACTGATGTATTCAGACTATGAGGTAATAGCATTTAGTTTAAACTGGGTATCATTAAGGGCGTCAGATTGACGCCCACACAACAAGGAGGTTAAAATAATGGGAACATTAAAATCAATCGGAAAGGCGTATTTAAAATCAAAATTATATGATGAAACCCTGCAATATTATATGCCTTGCCCCATATGTGGAAACAACAATAGGATTCATAAGGCTTGTAAACTTTCAGACGTAAACGACATTGAAGACATATTTTACGCCAAATGTGAAGATTGTAAAGTTAGGTTTGAATCGCATTATATAGGTGCACTTACAAGGGGTCATATAATTACGCAATGAATAAGGAGGAACATAACATGATTTTAATTCAAGCAAGCAAACCAGCAACATACCAAATAGACGACCAACTCATGGCCGTAGTATTTCAGCAATACTTAAAGAACTTAAGATTTACTGAACCAAAGATGTACAGAATTGAAGGTTGTGAGTGTATATACTTGTTTAAAACTGAACCAGCACACTATGGATGGGAACTTTCCTACGCCTTCACATCAAAAGTAATCAACAATTGCAATGACTTACAGGTACTAATCACCCTAGCTGATTTTCTCAACAAACCGCAATCTTAAGAGTTTGTTCATACTTTGTTCATATTTACATGTTATGATATTAATAGATGGAAAGATAACACCGTCAAGTTAGGAGGTGAAGCAGTGCTAAGAGAAATGTATGAGCAATTTGTATTCAGTGAAGCAGGTGAAGTTGAGCGAGTAACACAAGGAACATCACCGTTTGTGAAGTTCGCGTTTAAGTCTGTTAGTTGCATTATGATAGCGGAGTTTTCAGAAGTTTCAGATATATCACTAGAATCGATTGATGCTAAATTAACGTTAGGAGAGACAGAACTGCTATCCCTCACATTTATACAACGTTGCAAACCGGAAAATCAAACTAAAATAAAAATTCAAAGTAGCCCTCACTACACTGAATATAATCCGGTTTACATACAGTAACTATTAACCCTAGCACCATGAATAAAATGTCAAATCAAAAACGAAAAGGAGAACAAGACATGAAAGAGCAGTTAATCACAAGAACAATCGTAACAACAAAGGTAACCGTACTGGGAGTAAACGCAACAATCGGAGAAACAGAGAATCGAACCTATTTTGTACCAGGCGCAATCACCGACCAGGCCAAAGCCCTCAAAATGGCAATCAAGCAGAACACAGAACCTGAATTTGTTCCAGCTTTGGTTGTAGACTTAGCACAGGACGAGAAGGTATACGGCCTGGAAGTATCAAAATTCATTGAACTTGCACATGAGGTAGAACGCCCCGCATCCCAGCAGAAGAAAGCAAACTAACCTAACACCAACAGACCAAACAAGAAAAGGAGATTAAATCATGACAATCATTAAAGCAAGCAGAGAGTTTAACAAGGTAGAAGTATACAAAATGACACAGGACCAGGGAGCAGTCAGCGTAAAGGATGTTCCAGATGGAACAATCCTTCCCGTAAGCGGATATCTTCTCTACGAAGATGTCGATCACAGGGGCGAGACCCACGAATTGCTTTCAGTCTTAGGAGAAGACGGCGAAGTGTGGACGTGTCAGTCGGCGACATTCAAGCGAAGCTTTACGCAGATGGCAGACCTCTTTGAGGATGAACCATTCTCCATCAAGAAGATGTCAGGAGTATCCAAAGCAAATAAGGATTATGTAGATTGCTGTCTTGCAATGTAGTTATTCTAAAGTATAAAGATTGGGGCATATGCCCCTTTCTTTTTACAGAAAGGAGCGGTTATGGCTAAGAGAAAATCTAAGTTAACACCCACACAGCAAGAATACCGTAGAGAAAGACAAAGAATACAACGTCAGATTAACCGAATGACTAACCGAGGATATGACGTACCTGAATTACTCCCTAAAATTCCAAAGAAAATCACCGAAGCCAGTGTGCGTAGACTTAAGAAGATAACCACGGAAAAGCTGTATAAAGAATCCAGATTTATTGATATCGAAACAGGAGAAATTTTAACATCAAAGGAAGGGCAATCATTAGAGCGTTCCAGAAGGAAAAAGCCAAAGCAGAAAGTTCAAGCCCCGCCCCCAACCCCAGTAGCACCAGAACCAGATTATGTAATGTTTGACAATCAAATACTTACAGTTTTTACTATGGAAATGACCGAAATATTTGGTCGTAACGAGAAGCTGTTTAATTACATAACTCGTTGGTATAATCGGGCTTTAGAGAAATACGGAGCAGAGGAAATGGCTGAAGCACTTGAGCAAGCCAAGGATCAAGGAATGTTTCCCGGATGGGAAGCAGTATCTGATAGTGAAATATTAGTTGGAAAGTTGGAAGCGATAACTAATCTCATGGCAATAAACTCCGAATCACGCGAAGAACTGTTTGAGGAGTTAGAGCAATTGGAGGATTGGACGGAAGGGGAATAACAGAATGTGCGTACACGAAACTATGAATATTATATGGCAGACTTTGAGACAACAGTCTACGAAGGTCAAGAGTATACAGAAGTCTGGGCGGCGGCAGTTGTAAAGCTATGGGATGACAACGTTGAGATACTACATTCCCTACCTGATTTTTTATCATACATTTTTGCACAAAAGACCAATATAGTATGTTATTTTCATAACCTAAAGTTTGACGGCAACTTTATCTTAGACTATCTTTTGCGTAATGGTTATACCTGGAATAGAGTAGCCGAAGGAAAAATGTACAACAAGCAGTTTAAGTGTGCAATCAGTGACCGGGGGGCATGGTATTCCATAACAGTTAAGATGCACAATATGGTCATAGAATTCAGGGATTCCCTGAAACTATTACCATTTTCTGTAAGACAGATTGGCAAGGGATTCCAGACAAAGCACAAAAAGCTGGATATGAAGTACGAAGGTTTTCGATATGCTGGATGTGTGATAACAGACGAGGAAAAGGAGTACATACGCAATGATGTATTAGTAGTCAAGGAAGCCCTTGAGATAATGTTTGAAAGGGGTCATCAAAAGCTAACTATAGGCTCATGTTGCTTAGAGGAGTTTAAGTCCACCTATGACAAAATAGACTATAAAAATTTCTTTCCTGACTTAACAGAGGTGCAAATAGATGAAGAAATATACGGCGAATGTAATGCAGATAGATACATCCGACACAGCTACAGGGGTGGATATTGTTATCTGGTCAAAGGCAAAGAGAATAGAAAGTACTCGCACGGGTGGACTGCAGACATTAACAGTTCATATCCATCAAACATGTCGTCTGAATCAGGGAATCGATACCCTGTAGGAATGCCTAAGTTTTGGCAAGGAGATATCCCAAACCTTCCAGAGCAAAGTTATTATTTTGTTAGAATTAAATGTAGATTTAAGATAAAGGAAGGTATGCTTCCCACAGTGCAGATAAAGGGTAGCTTTCTGTATAGCGGAACTAATTATTTAACAACATCCGATATCTACGATTATTCGTCAGGAACGTATAAACGTTATTACATGCGTAAAGGTAAACTACACGACACGCAGATAACAATGACTATGACATGTGTAGATTATGAGTTATTTTTACAGCATTATGACGTTTATGATTTAGAGGTATTAGATGGTTGTTGGTTTAGAACGGAGATAGGACTATTTGATGAATACATGTACAAATATAAGAATATTAAGGAATCATCACAAGGCTCAGAAAGGGAACTTGCAAAGTTATACCTTAATAATCTCTACGGAAAATTCTCCGCGAATGATTCGTCTAGTTATAAAGTGCCCACCATCAACAAGAAAAACGTGCTGGGTTTTGAGATTGTTGAGGAGCATGAAAAGAAACCAGGATACATTGCGATAGGTTCAGCGATTACATCATATGCAAGGAGGTTTGTTATCAATGCAGCTCAAGCGAATTTTCACGGGGTTGAAAATGACGGATTCATATACTGTGATACTGATTCGATACACTGTAGTGGCGACCCCGAAGATTGTAAAGGAATCAAGGTTCATCCGACCAATTTTTGTGCGTGGAAATTGGAAAGCTATTGGGACAATGCTATATTTGTACGGCAAAAGACGTATATTGAGCATATCACCCACGAAAACGGAATTAGGATTGATAAACCCTATTACAGCATACGTTGTGCTGGAATGTCAGAGGACGCTAAGCAAGAATTTATCAAAGAACACACAATCGAGGAGTTTAGAGAAGGTTTGAAATTAAAGGAAGGATTGAAACCAAAAAGAATGCCTGGCGGCGTGTTACTAGTAAAGAAAGGGTATGACATGCGCCCCAAAGTCCACAAGAAGATTAAGGAGGATTAAAATGCCACTTTGGATAATACTAATATTAGTGATATGTGCTATTAAATATGATGAATGGTTTTAAATAAGGAGGTTAAAATGGAAAAACAGACCGTGCAAGGATTAATGTTGGAGTTAATTAGATTAGTTGCTGACGGGTACGGGGATGCGACAATCTGTGTGCCATACGAGTGCAGTTATGGAAGCGTTAATATTGTTAAAGGTTACGAATTAGGCTATGATTGTAGCATATGTAATGAGCATTATCCATGTACAAATTCTTGCATTAAAAATAAGAAACCAGATTGTTTAATATTAAATTCTGACGAAATGTGATTAATTATTTGCGCGAATAATTAAGAAAGAGAGGATACAATATCCTCTCTTTTTATATCATTACGTAGGGTGCATCAAGGGGCATTCCAATTACCGTTTAACCCAGCGGCACTTGTTACAGTGTGGATTCCACTAGCGTTCAATGGTGCATAACCTACGGTGATACCATTTGGTTAATAAGACAACATCTGTATAACCATTTGCTTACACTCCAGATTCTTAAACCTAAAACACCCTTTGTTAAACAGCAATCTAAAGTTGTTAATAAGCAAAGCATGCTTAGCTAACATCACATAGTTGATGTTGTGGTCATCCGTTGTCAATGACAATTTGGTTGGGAACGAAGCGTCATAGCTGTCAGAGACATATATCATCCCTTGTGATTCGTAGTCGTATACCGCGTAATGCTTGTTTAAATATTTAACGGTGTACAGATATCTGCCACGTCCTTCAGGTTTTTCAATGAATGAGTAGTTATCATTAAGATAAACGTTTTGGGAAGCGTAAGCCACATAGTCACTGGAAGAAAACGCCCGGTTAAATCCTGATTCCAGCTGTGCGTCAGATGCAGACTGTATAAAACCTTGTTCCAGCACGTATCCATCACCCTTAAGAAAATTCGTATCTCGTTTAAGTCTGGTAGAAATCCCCAGAGCCGAATAATACGGATTAAGTAAACTAACCGTGTTACCACACATATAGACTGGTACGTAACGAATCTGTTTACCATTACCACGTGCTACGCTGGTATGCACAGACAAGAGTTTTCTAATCTCATCTGAGCAATATTTGCCTGTTTCACTTTGAAACTCATCCATAAGCATACGTTCTACGTCATTAAACAGGTGGCTATATTTCTTTATTGCGTCAGCGTTGTTAAGCGCGATAGCGTAACCGCATGGTTCATCATTCAAAAACAGTTCGTGGAATATTCCCTTAGCCATAGGTTTACTGGTCATGGTATCATCTGGATAAAATAATCCATGGATGTCTTTGAAAAATTTTTCAGCCACGTCTGATAACTCGTAATTAAATCTATAAATCAAACAAAATTTTCCTTGTCCAGCCTTAAATTTTTTAACAAAGTAACGGTTAAACCAGGTTGTTTTACCTCCAGTACGGTTAGTGGTTACTAAAAATAATTCTGGGTTTTTACCGTTAATATCTTTGAGGGACAAAAGTTTTGTTCCGTCATAGTAAGCCATAGTTTGTCTAGCGCGAAGCGCGTATTTCCCCGAAGGGGAATTGGCTTCACTAACCTCCTTTTTACTAAAATGTTGCAAATGCAACACTTTTCAATATCTTTATTTCCATCTATATTATACCATAAATATGTTGCAATTGCAACACTTTTGTGATATAATAAAAGATAGAAAGGAGGATGCAAAAATTGAATGACATTGTAAGTATCATTAGCACGGTAGGATTCCCAATTGCTCTTACTTTAATCCTAATGTGGTACATCTATGACAGCAACAATAAGCACAAAGAGGAGATTGATAAAATGTCCGAAGCGTTAAACAATAACACTTTGGCGTTAACCAAACTCCTTGACAGAATGGAGAGTGACAAAATTGTTTAATGGTATTGACGTTTCTAGGCATCAAGGGGATATTAATTGGGAACTGGTAAAACTAAATATCGACTTTGCAATTATCCGTGCTGGCTTTGGTAAAAACAACATTGACGCGAAAGCGGCGCGGAATGTAGGCGAATGCGAAAGATTAGGAATCCCATATGGTCTTTACTGGTTTAGCTACGCACTCACACCAGAAATGGCTAAAAGAGAAGCCGAATATTTGGTTGATTTTATCGGAGAGCACAAGCCTGAGTATCCCATTGTATATGACTTTGAGTATGACACGATAACACACGCTACTAAAAATGGTGTAAGTATCAGTCGCGATTTTGTACTTAGATGCACCGAAGAATTTTGCCACACCCTGGAAGAACACGGATTTTACGCTATGTTTTATACCAACCTGGATTACTACCGGCGTTACTATCAGGCAAGCACAGTTGCTGAAAAGTATGACATGTGGTATGCTAGATATGCAGATTCACCGGGACGCGCCGTAACTTTGTGGCAGAAATCCGATTCAGGAAAGATACCAGGAATCAATGGAAGGGTTGACCTTGACCAAACCGAAAGTGATTATCCGTTTATTATTAAACACGCTAAGCTTAACAATTGGAGGTAATTACATGCCATCTATACAATCTGCTTATAATTGGTCAATTGAAACCTGCACTAAGGAAAACGTAGGATACTCTCAAACATACAGAAACCAGCAAACGGTAAATGGTATTACATACTACGACTGTTCATCCTTTATCTGGTACGCGTTACTTGCTGGAGGTTGGGACTTGGTGTCTGTATGGGGTACATGGCCTTTTACGACAAGTAGTATGGCAGGTGTGTTAAAACAAGTAGGTTTTACAAAGCACGCGCCAGACGTTGCATGGTTACCAGGCGACATTGTTATTAGAACAAGTCACACTGAAATGGTATTTGATACAACTAGAACCATGGGCGCGCACTCTGCAAACGTACCACTAGAACAACAGGTATCAATTAATGCTAACGATTCACGCGGAAACTGGTTAGAACTATGGCGGTGGGAAACCAGTGCAACAAACGAATGGATTAAGGGAAATTACTATTTGTCAATTGGCGAAATGCAGAACAACGCGACCATCCAATTTGCGTATTTTATGTCTAAGGGCTGGACAGCCGAAGCCGTATCTGGACTACTTGGAAATGAGCAAGTAGAATCAACACTGAACCCCGGAATATGGCAAGATTTAACGCCGGGTGGTGGCTGGGGACTCGTCCAGTGGACACCATCAACAAACTATACCGACTGGGCAGACGCTAATGGCTACGCTCATGATAGCGGAGAAGGTCAGATGGAATGGATTGACACACAGACAGTCCCGTCTGGACAATGGATACCGACAACGCAATACCCTGAATCGTTTGGAGAATTTAAAGTTAGCACGCAAACACCTGAATACTTAGCAGATTGTTTTCTTAAAAACTTTGAACGACCCGGAATTATTGACCAACCAAAACGACAAGAATACGCGAGGTATTGGTATGACTGGTTTAAAAATGAATATGTTCCACCGCCCAATCCACCAGATGGTGGTGAGTGGTCATACAAAATGCCATTGATATATTATAACAAAATTTTTTAGGAGGGAGAAACATGGCAATGCTTGACAGAGAAAAGTTCTTTGAGCGAATCAAGGAACGCCTGGGAGAAGATGATTCAGACGAAGCATTATCTTTCCTGGAAGATGTAACCGACACCTATGACGACCTTGAAAGACGGGCAGCGGGTGACGGTGAAGATTGGAAGGGCAAATATGAGGCCCTTGATGGAGAATGGAGAAAACGTTATAGAGAACGTTTCTTCGGAACTCGCGAAGAAGTAAAAGAGGAACAAGAGGAAGATGTAAAGGATGACGGAAAAGTCCGTTCATTTGATACATTATTTGAGGAAAGAGAGGGTGAATAATTATGCCAATTAAACCAGAAAAAATTACACTTAGTGATGTGCAGGCGAATGCAGCTTCTGCTTATAGCGCGGAAAATCCTGACGTATCCGCCACTAATTTACAGAAAGCCGCCGCACAGATTTTAAACACAATCCGTGACAACGCATCTGCGAACTATCAGAACTACGTACCAGAATTGACCGCAGGAGATGATACAGCATTGCGACAGATTGGTGCAATCATCATGGACTTACAGCCACTTAGAAACGAGTTCTTAACAGCACTCATGAACCGAATCGGGCGTGTGCT